CGTTGTCCGAGGTGGTGGCGTTCTTCGAGGAGCGGCGCGGCATGCTGTACGGCTTCCGCTGGCGCGACCGGCTCGATCATTCATCCGGCGCAAGCGAGGTGACGGCGACCGATGAAGTGATCGGCACTGGCGACGGCACGACCACAGCGTTCCAGCTCGTGAAGACCTATGGCTCGATCCACGCGCCCTATCAGCGGCCGATCGTGAAGCCGGTCGCGGGGAGCGTGCGCGTTGCGGTCGATGGTGTGGAAAAAGTCGAAGACACGGATTTCAGCGTCGATGCGACAACGGGGGTGGTGACGTTTCTCGCCGGGCATATTCCGGCGAGCGGAGACGCGGTGACCGCCGGATTTCTGTTCGATGTGCCGGTGCGGTTCGACACGGATTATCTCGAAGTCGACCTGTCAGCTTTCGCTGCCGGCGCGATTCCCAAAATCCCGCTGGTGGAGATCCGGATTTAGTCATGCTCGATATTCCATCCGCGTTGCAGGCCAGGCTCGATAGCGGCGTTACCACGCTGGCGCGCTGCTGGCTGATCACTCGAAACGACGGCGTCGTGCAGGGGTTCACCGATCACGACGACGATATTGCCGTGAACGACGTGACCTGCCGCGCCGGTTCGGGCCTGACAGCCTCCGAGGCGACGGCGCAGCTCGGGCTTGCGATCGGTGGAACCGAATTATCCGGCGCGCTCAATGACGACACGCTGACAGAGGCCGATCTGGCCGCTGGCCGCTACGACGCTGCGAAAGTCGAGATATGGCTGGTGGATTGGAGCGAACCGTCGCTCAAGGTGAGACTCAATGCCGGTGTGCTCGGGGAGGTGCGGCGCGAAGGCGCGGCGTTCACCGCCGAACTGCGCGGGCTGGCCTATCGCTTCGCGGAAGATTGCGGGCGGCTCTACACCAAGACCTGTAATGCCGATCTCGGCGACGGGCGTTGCACAGTCGATCTCACGACGCCGGAGATGCGCGGCGAGGGAAGCATTGCGGAGCTCACCGCCAGGTCGGTGTTTCGTGCCGACGGACTGGGCGATTATGCCGACGACTGGTTCACCGCCGGGCGGCTGGTCTGGACCGGTGGCGCCAATACGGGGCAGGCGGTCGAGGTGAAGAGCCATCGCGCCGAGGCCGGCATCGTCACGCTCGAGCTGTGGCAGGCGATGCCGGAAGCTCTGGCGCCGGGCGACACTTTCATGGTGACCGCCGGCTGCGACAAGCATTTCGACACCTGCGCTGCCAAGTTCAACAATGCGGTAAATTTCCGTGGCTTCCCGCACATTCCGGGCAATGATTTCGTGATCCGCTATCCGGTCTCGGGCGAGCCCGGCCATGACGGCGGGAGCCTGCAATCGTGACGCGCGATTACATTGTCGCCGAGGCGCGGGGCTGGATCGGCACGCCGTACCGGCACCAGGCTTCGCTCAAGGGCGTCGGCTGCGATTGCCTTGGGCTGGTGCGCGGGGTATGGCGCGCCCTCTTGGGGGATGAGCCCGAGCGCGCGCCGGCTTACTCGCCGGACTGGGCGGAGGCGCTGCGGCAGGAGACGCTGGCACAAGCGGCAGGCCGGCATCTTGCGCCGATTTCGCGCGATGCGTTTCTGCCGGGCGACGTTCTGCTGTTTCGCTGGCGCGCGCATCTGCCGGCCAAGCACATGGCGATCGTCGGCGCGCCCGACACGATGATCCACGCGCATGACGGCGCGGCCGTCACCGAAGTTGCGATTTCGCCGTGGTGGCGCCGGCGGCTGGCTTATGCGTTCCGATTTCCAGGCCTGACTGACTAATCGACATGGCAGCACTTCTTTTATCAGCTGCGGGCGCCGCGGCCGGCGGAGCCGTGTTTGGCCCGATCGGCGCGATTGCCGGCCGCGTCGCCGGCGCTGTGGCAGGCGGGTTGTTCGACCGCGCGATGATCGTCGGCAACCGCGCGGCGGAAGGGCCGCGGCTTTCCGATCTTGAGATCATGGCTTCGACCGAAGGTGCGCCTGTTCCACGCGCCTATGGCCGTGTGCGTATTGCAGGGCAGGTGATCTGGGCGACCCAGCTTGAGGAGGTTGTCAGCACCAGCCATGCCGGCGGAGGCAAAGGTGGCGGTGGTGGCGGTTCGGTGACCACCACCACCTATTCGTACTTCGCCAATCTCGCGATCGGACTGTGCGAGGGGAAGATCGGCCAGGTGCTTCGCATCTGGGCCGATGGCAAGCCGCTCGATCTCGCCGGCGTAAACTATCGTGTCTATGACGGCAGCGACGAGCAAACCGCCGATCCGCTGATCGTGGCGAAGGATGGCGCAGCACCGGCCTATCGCGGCCTCGCTTATGTGGTGTTCGAGCGGCTGCCGATCGCCAATTTCGGCAACCGGATTCCGCAACTATCGTTCGAGGTGGTGCGGCCGGTCGGCGCGCTGGAGAACATGGTGCGCGCGGTGACGCTGATCCCGGGTGCGACCGAGTTCGGCTATGAGCCGGCGACGGTGACGCAATCGCTTGGCGTTGGCGTGTATGCGCCAGAGAACCGACACGTCGCGCATGCGACGTCGGATGTGGTGGCGTCGCTCGACGAGTTGCAGACGATCTGCCCGAATCTCGAGCGCGTTTCAGTGGTGATTGCGTGGTTCGGCAACGATCTGCGCGCCGCCCATTGCGAGTTGCGGCCCAAGGTCGACAGCGCAATCAAGAGTACAGTCGGGGCAACGTGGGCGGTCGATGGTATCACGCGGGAGACGGCGCTGGCGACCTCGAGTACAGACGGGCGACCGGCCTATGGCGGTACGCCGTCCGATCAAAGTGTGCTCGACCTCATCGCGGAACTGAAGACGCGCGGCATCGCGGTGACGCTGTGTCCCTTCGTGATGATGGACATTCCGGCGGATAACGAATTGCCTAACCCACTCACGGGGGAGGGCTTTCAGCCGCCTTATCCGTGGCGCGGGCGCATCACCTGCGACCCGGCTCCCGACGTTGCCGGCTCGCCGGACGGCACGGCCACAGCGGGCGAGCAGGTCGACGCCTTCTTTTCAGCCGGGACGTGGAATTACCGGCGGATGATCCTGCATTACGCCGATTTGGCCACTCAGGCCGGCGGCATCGATACATTGCTGATTGGCTCCGAACTGAGGAGCCTGACGCGGGTGCGCTCGGCGAGCGGGGCCTATCCGGCGGTGGATGCCCTGGTGACGCTGGCGCAGGACGTGCGTGAGATCGTCGGGCCGGGCACGAAGATCAGCTATGCCGCCGACTGGACCGAATACGGCTCGCACGTTGTCGATGCCGAGGCGCAAGAGGTGCGTTTCCCGCTCGACAAATTATGGGCATGTGAGGCGATCGATGCGGTCGGCATCGATTATTACGCGCCGCTGGCTGACTGGCGCGACGGCGCCGACCATCTCGATCGTGCGCTGGCCGACAGCATCTACGATACCGGTTATCTCGCCGGCAATCTGCGGCGCGGCGAGGGTTACGACTGGTATTACGCGGACGATGCAGCGCGTGCTGCGCAGGACCGCGCGCCGATCACCGATGGCCTCGGCAAACCGTGGATATTCCGTGCCAAGGATATCTGGAGTTGGTGGAACGAGCTGCATTATGAGCGGGTCGATGGCGCCGAGCTGACAACACCGACCGAATGGACGCCGCAAGGCAAGCCGATCTGGTTCACTGAGCTTGGCTGTCCGGCAATCGACAAGGGGCCGAATCAGCCGAGCACATTTCCCGATGCGAAGTCGTCGGAAAACGCCGTGCCGTACTTCTCCAACGGCCGTCGCGATGACCTGGTGCAGCGGCGGATGCTGGAGGGCGTGCTGTCGACGTTCGATCCGGACTTCGGCGCGAACGAGACGTTTAATCCGGCGTCGACGATCTATGGCGGCCGCATGGTGCCGCCCGAACGCATTCAACTGTGGACCTGGGACGCGCGGCCCTACCCGGTGTTTCCGGCCGCTGCCGACGTCTGGGGCGATGGCGCGAACTGGGCGACCGGCCACTGGCTCAACGGACGGCTTGGCGCCGCGCCGCTCGACGCGCTGGTGAAAGCGATTCTGACCGACTGCGCGATTGATGGCGTCGACAGCGCAGCGCTGACCGATGCGGTCGACGGCTATCTGGTCGATCGACCGATGCCGCCGCGGGCGATGCTCGATCCGCTGGCGCTGGCCTATGCGTTCGACGCCAGCGAGCAGGGCGGAACGATGCGCTTCATCCAGCGCGGTGGCGTGCCGGTGGTGGAATTTGATGAGGAGGCGCTAGTGCTGCCGGAGCGTTCGTCACCGGTGCGGATGACCCGGGCGCAGGAGACCGAACTGCCGCGCGAAGTTTCGATCGGCTATGTCGAGCTTGGTAGCGATTATCAGCGTGCCGCGGCGTCATCGCGGCGGCTGGTCGGCGGTTCGGCGCGGGTCTCGCATGCCGATGTGCCGGTGGTGACCTATGACGGCGCGGCGGGGCGTCGTGCCGACATTTGGCTGCAAGATCTGTGGGCGGGGCGCGAGCGGGCGAACTTTGCCCTGCCACCAAGCGCGCTGCGTCTGAGCGCCGGTGACGTGATCGGCCTCACGACGAGCGGCAGGCGCCGCCTGTTCGAGGTCAGTGAAATCGCCGACAGCGAAAGCCGTGCGATTACGGCGCGGTCGATCGACCCCGATATTTTTGCGCTGTCGCTGCCGAAGCCGCGGGTCCTGACACCGGCCATTCCAGCGGCGATCGGCCCGGTGCATGCGCTGGCGCTCGACGTACCGTCGCTGGACGACAGCGATCCGCCGGCTTTGGTGCAGCTTGCAGCATTCTCCGATCCGTGGCCGGGGCCGGTCACGATCTGGAGCTCGGCTGCCGGTTCGAACTTTCTCAGCGCGGGCACCGTGCTTGCGCCGGCAACAACGGGCGAAACGATCGACGATTTGGTCTCAGGCCCGGTCAGCCGCTGGGACCATCGGAATTCGTTTTCAGTGCAGCTTTATGGTGGTGCGTTGACGTCGCTGACCGATCTCGACGTGCTCGGCGGCCGCAATGCGGCGGCCGTGCAGCGGCCAGATGGAGCTTGGGAGGTGCTGCAATTCGCCAACGCCGAGCTGGTCGGGCCGAATACTTACAGGCTGTCGCGATTGCTGCGCGGACAACTCGGTACCGAATGGGCGATGGCCGATACGCTCCCGGCGGGGGCTCCGTTCGTGTTGCTGGACCGTGCGGTGGTGCCGTTTGCCCGCGGCCTCGACGCGCTCGACCGGCCACAGCAGTTACGGCTTATTGTCGCCGGCCGCGACACCAGCGACCCGGCGACCTTGTCAATGGAGGTTACGCCGGATGCGACGGCGCTGATGCCGCTGTCGCCGGTTCACCTGCGCGCAAGCCGTTCCGGTGACGGCGTGACGTTCAACTGGGTTCGCCGGACGCGACGCGGTGGCGATAGCTGGGCGATGGAAGTGCCGATCGGCGAGGATCGCGAGTCATATGAACTCGACATCTTCTCAGGCGACGCG